TCAAAGTTATATTGACTGCTTACAGACCCGATCCAGCAGATATTAGAGTTCTTTATAGTTTAGTTAGAGAAGATTCTGTAGGAATTGAACAGCAATTTGAATTATTCCCAGGATATAATAATTTACAATCAACTTCGGAAGGATCCTTGAGAGTTGTAAATGCAGCATTAAATGATGGAAGACCTGATGTTAGAGTTCCTGCAAGTGAGAAAGGTCAGTATCTGGAATATGAATTTACTGCAAATGATCTTCCAGATTTTAGTGGATATAGAATTAAAGTTGTTATGTCCTCTAGCGATCAGGCAAACTATCCAATAATTAGAGACCTTAGAACTCTTGCATTGAAATGACAAAATTAATTAAAGTTAAAGATCATCCTCATCTTTATCGAGATGGGGATACCGGTGCCATCATCAATTACGATACTTTAGGTTATAATCAACGAATTAAAAGAATTGAGTCTCAAAAATCTCAAAAAGAAGAGTTGGATGATATGAAACGTGATATTGAAGAAATAAAATCTTTACTTAAAGATTTTCTGAATAAATAAGATCTTCCATATCCAATAATATAAATATCTAAAGGAACATATGCTCATCTGAATAATGGCAGTATTTGTATCAAATATAGTAATTGAGCAGGGATTTAATTTTGATACTACGTTTATATTGGAAGATACAGTCACAACTAACTTATTGGACTTGACTGGGTATACGATAGAATCTCAACTCAGAAAAACTTACACATCTTCATCGGCAGTTTCTTTTGCATCTACAATTACAAATCCTACTCAAGGACAGATTGAAATATCATTAGGATCCACAATTACTTCCGATTTAAAAGAAGGTAGGTATGTTTATGACATTAAGGCAACAACAAATGGTGGATCTGTGCTGAAGTTAGTAGAAGGTTCAGCACTAGTAAGACCAGGAGTGACTAGATAATGCCAGAAATAAGAGCTAGAGTCGGATCTCAAAATGTAGTTCGTGTTTTATCAAATGCATCTTCTCCTCCATCGAATTTAATCGATTTAAGAGATGTAAATAGTGATTTTAAAACTGAAGATGGAATGATCCTTGTTTGGGATTTACCATCCCAAAAATTTATAATGACAAGTGTCATTGATTCTTCATCTTCAACAATTAGTGGAATTGCTTATTATACAAATACTACTGATAATGTTTTAGGGGATCCAAACTCCGGTGCAGTTCAAATTGATGGTGGAGTTGGGATTAATAAAAATCTTACTGTTGGCAGTGGATTAAACGTATTTGGATTATCAACCTTTTCTTCTAATGTTGATATCAATGCATCAGTTGACATTTCTAACGATGTAGTTGTTGGTGGTGGACTAACTGTAAACGGAACATCAGAATTTATTGGAAGTGCCATCTTTAGAGGAGGCACTATTGGGATTGGCGATTCTGTAGGTGATGATATTAATGTTTCTGGTGAATTTATATCTAATTTAGTTCCAAATACAGATAATACTTATGATCTTGGTATAATATCTCAAAGATGGAGAAATGGTCTATTTTCTGGACTGGTAACTACCAATAATTTATATGTATCTGGCATATCCACATTTGCAAATAATTTAGATATTTCCGGTGATTTAAATATTGTTGGATTTGTATCAGTTACTGAAGGTCTTTATTATGATAATGAATATGATGGACCTAATGGTATTGCATTTTTTGATAATAATGGAAAATTAACTGGAGCAGCTAGTACAGAGTCTGCAATTGATACAAGTAACTATATATTAACAACACTAGAAACAGCAGGAATAGGAACTCCTGTATGGACAAGCACTATTGATGGAGGAGAATACTAGTGGCAAAACCAAGCACAAGACAAGGATTGATAGATTATTGTCTAAGACAATTAGGTGCCCCTGTTCTGGAAATCAATGTTGCTGATGAGCAAATAGATGATTTGGTAGATGATGCAATTCAATATTTTAATGAAAGACATTATGATGGTGTCGAAAGAATGTACTTGAAATATAAAGTTACTCAGGAAGACCTTGATAGGGGAAAGGCAGGAGGAACTGATGGTGTTGGAATAGTTACTACTACAGGAACTTCCAATATTTCTGGCATTTCCACTACTTTTAATTTTTACGAAACATCAAATTATATTCAAGTTCCAGATTCCGTAATTGGTATTGAAAAAATATTTAAATTTGATACCAGTTCTATTTCCGGCGGAATGTTTAGTATCAAGTACCAACTATTTTTGAATGACTTATACTATTTCAATTCTGTAGAACTTTTACAATATGCAATGACGAAATCTTATCTGGAAGATATTGATTTCTTATTGACTACTGATAAGCAAATACGATTCAATAAAAGACAAAATAGATTATACTTAGATATTGATTGGGGAGCACAATCAAAAGATACATTTTTCGTGATTGATTGTCATAGAGCTCTTGATCCAGAAGATTTCAGCAAAATTTATAATGATAGTTTTATGAAGAAATACTTGACTTCTCTCATAAAGAGGCAGTGGGGTCAAAATCTAATTAAATTTAATGGTGTCAAACTTCCAGGCGGGATTGAATTAAATGGAAGACAAATATATGAAGATGCTCAAAGAGAACTTGAGGATATAAAGCAAAGAATGTCTATGGAATATGAACTTCCACCAATCGATCTTATAGGATAATTATGGCATTAAATCCTTTTTTCTTACAAGGTTCTTCTAATGAACAATACTTGATTCAAGATTTAATTAATGAGCAGTTAAAAATATATGGAATAGATGTCTATTACATTCCAAGAAAATTTATAAGAACTGACGATATATTTAAAGAGGTCGAAACCTCAAAATTTGATGATAATTATATTATTGAAGCATATCTAGAAAATTATGAAGGATATGCACCTGGTAGTGATTTGATGACTAAGTTTGGATTGAGATTAAAAAATGAAATTAATTTAGTTATATCAAAAGAAAGATTTGAAGAGTTTATTGTTCCATTGATGTCCGGAAGACAAGTTGGAATTGATAAAGAAAGAATAACAGATTATGAAGTAGAGTTGACGACTAGACCTAAAGAAGGAGACTTAATATATTTTCCTTTGGGACAAAGATTATTTGAAATTAAAAGAGTTGAGCATGAAAAACCTTTTTATCAATTAGGCAAAAATTATGTCTTTGAACTCCAATGCGAACTTTATGAATATGAAAATGAAGATATTGACACATCTATTGAAGAAATTGATAAGACAGTAGAAGATGAGGGTTATATCACTTCTCTCACTTTAGATGGAACTGGAGTTACTGCTACAGCAACAGCATCTATTGATGATGGTGTCATAAGCCAAATCATATTAACCGATGATGGATCTTCTTATACATCAACCCCAACAGTAACTATTGATTCATCTCCAACAGGAAATTCTAGTGATAATGCAACTGCTGTAGCAATCACAACTTCTATTGGTGATGCAAAATCAATAAGTTCAATAAGACTCACTTTTGGTGGACGTGGATATAGCACAGTAAATCCTCCGACAGTTACAATTTCTGGAGGTGGTGGCATCGGTGCCGCGGCAACCTCAATAGTTGCAAATGGTGCAGTTAATGAATTTACAATTACAAATAGTGGAAGAAATTATTACACTGAACCAACAGTAACTGTTGTTGGAATTGCATCAACCTCTGCGATTGCAAAGGCAACATTTAATACAAGTACAGGAACTATTACTGGAATTCAAATCGTAAATTCTGGTTTTGGATATACAGAAGCACCAACAGTTCAAATTTCTTCTGCTTCTACCGTAAGTATAGGTGGAACTTATGTATATGGAGAAACTGTGACTGGATCACTTTCAGGAACAACAGCAGAAGTTAGATCATACAAACTCCGTACAGATTTAGATGTTAATTATCCTCCCAGAGACCTTAAAGTTGCAGTGAATAGCGGACAATTCTCTAGAGGAGAAGTTATTGTAGGTTCAGCATCTTCTGCAACCTATATACTTAAATCATATGATAATAATAGTTATGAAGAATCTTACGACACAAATGAAGAGATTGAAATAGAAGCGGATAATATATTAGATTTTACTGAAATAAATCCATTTGGAGAATACTAATGTTAGGAACATATTTTTATCACGAAATTATAAGAAAAACAATCGTAGGATTTGGAACTCTATTTAATAATGTTTATATTAGACATCTAAACAAAGATAATAGTGTTGCTGATGAAACTAAGGTTGGTTTATCATATGGACCTTCTCAGAAATTTCTAGCAAAAATTCAACAGCAGGCAGAATTATCAAAATCTGTTGCTATTACACTTCCAAGAATGTCATTTGAGATGATTGGAATACAATATGATCCAACAAGAAAAACTGGAATTACTCAAACATTTAAAACTTGCGATGATGGAGGGAATGTAAAAAAGGTATACATGCCCGTTCCTTATAATATTACGTTCGAATTAAATATTTTCAGCAAATTAAATGATGATGCACTACAAATAGTAGAACAAATATTACCATTTTTTCAACCATCTTTTAATTTAACAATCGATTTGGTAGATTCTATCGGAGAAAAAAGAGATGTTCCTATAGTTCTTGATAGTATCGATTTTCAAGATGACTATGAGGGAGATTTTTCAACTAGAAGAGCACTTATCTATACTTTAAGATTCACTGCAAAAACATATCTATTCGGCCCTATTGCAGATTCTACAGATGGTCTTATTCGTAAGGTTCAAGTTGATATGTATTCGGGCACAAATACCCAAACTGCAAAACGTGAAGTAAGATATACAGTAACACCTAAAGCACTTGAAGATAAGAATAATGATGGAGTGATTAATTCAATTGACGATGCACTTCTTGAACCTGGAGATGATTTTGGATTTAATGAGGAATGGGATTTTTTCCAGGATTCCAAACAATACAGCCCAACCCAACAAACTGATATTTAATAGTTATGTCTAATAATTATGAATCGATAGATAATGCACTCAATACAACGAGTGATATTATTGAATCTGAAAATAAGTCTTCTGAGATT